TTGTTTGTAGCATTTAGCGCGCCAAGATAAACCTTCGCAGGTCTGCCTCGATAGTTCTCTTGTAAAAGCAAAGAAACAATTGTGCTTTCAAGACCGCTAAAAGTTAGCGTCATTCCGTTTGCGGAGAGGTCAGTCGCCTCATTTGTAGAGGAAAAAGACAGAACCGTTCCCGAGCCTGTCCATACCTCAGAATTTACATTTATATCCCCATATCCTGTCCAAAATCTAATATCGCCAGAATCGAACAGTAATTCAACCGCATAAAACGGTTTTAACTCATCCGCATTTAATTCCGAGGAGAGTGCTGATGGGAGACTTCTAGCCATATCACAGAGCCTCCCTAGCCGCGAATGTCATGCCATAGAAGGTCGCCTCATTGATGTCCCATGCTTGAGCATTGGAAGAAAGACGGAAGACACCCTTGGCGTTAGAAACGGTTATAGCGGCATTATCAGATGGTGATGTCCTAATGTCAGGCCAAATGGTTAGAGTCGCTTGCCCGGAGCCATTAGAATTAACATCATCCAAAACCTTGTATAGTTGAGAAGATGAATCAGAACCCAACTGGATATAGTCCCCGGCCTTCAGAATTCCTGTTGTGCTATTTGTCCAACCATCCGTTACCAACTCGTTTCCTGATTGGGAACCGCCGTTTACTAATGGCGTTCCCGTTGCAACTCCCCGCGCAGTCCCACCATTGGGGTCGCCCAACAGAAATGTTCCATAAGACCCATTCAGTTTGAGTAAGAAAGAAATCCAATATTCCGCATCTGCGCGTTTCATGGGCGGCAGAGAAATCTCGGCCTCCCAGAACTGACCTGTATATTTGTAAATCTGTTGCTTTGCAGTAAATGGCGACTGAGAAACACCGACCACATTGTTCGCAGTCAGGCGAATCTTCGCAAGTCCTTTATTAGTCGGCAAAGATAGGGGATATGTGATTGCCATGTTATGCCATCATCTTTGCAAAAGAACCGCCGCGCCGATTTGCATCGGCAACTGCCGCCTTGGTTGACTCAACAATCCTTGGCAACATCCCCATCACTTCCGCACGAACCGTCTGAGAAACACCCGTAGAGATGTTAATCGTCTGGTTTACTACCGCCCCGCTACCACCCAACTGATTGTTGGGAACAATTGTCCCGGTCTTGCCGGGAACAAACATTTCAGCACCCTTCTCACCAACCATATACGCCTCACCTGCGTTTACGGTTCCACCGAGTGCCTTGCCACCGCCAAATATACTCGAAAAGATTGCAGAAAAACCACCTGCGCCAGAGATTGCCTCTCCAAGAGGTTTTGTGATTGATTGTTGAATTTGAATTCTAATTAAATCTTGAACGATAGAAGCCGCCATAGACTTGAACGCATCTTTAACAGACATTGTTCCCATCATCACGCCAACTAGAGCATCTTCTAGGTTGACAAGGGAACGCACCGCCATATTGTCCAAAGCATCCGCAACACTAGAAATCGTTGAGATGTATTTCTTTAAGGAAGTGTCGTTGAGTTCAATTTTAGGCAGAGTGCTTGAATAAGCATCTTCAATTTTCTCAAGTGCGTTGTAATACTGTTCGAGAGTTATTAGGTTCTCTGCCTTGAGACTGTTAAGTTGTTGGATTGCATCTTGATAGTCGTTAATTGGTTGCCGAGCCATCTTAAAGACCGCAATCAATTCTTCGTTGCGCGCAGTCAATCTTTCTGTGATGCGTTTTTCTTCGTCATCATTCATTGAAAGATTTTTCTTGACTGCCTCGCTTGCTTTCTTGGTTCCTTCCTGAACAGAACTTAAAAATTTGTTGTAACTATTTGTCGCTTGTTGAGCCTGACCATCAAAATCAGGCATAAACATATCAAAGGTTCCAATTGCATTTTCTGTGTCAGCAACAACTTGTTTTCCTTTTTCCAAAGACGCAAAAAAAGAATTCAAGCCCTTTAATATCGGGCCGAAAATAGTTGCCGCCATCTTTTGTAAATTGATAACAATCTTATCAATGTTGTCATTAAACTCTGATGCTTTTTGAGCATCTTCCGCAGTAAAAGACGCGCCAAATTTTTTGAGTTCTGTACTGCCTTGATTTAGGACAGGAATTAGTTCTGCGCCAGACCGCCCCAAAAGTTTCATTGAAATGTCGGTTTTTACTGCTCCGTCATTTGCGCTCGAGAAAGCATCAGCAACCTGATAAAAAATATCAATTGGTGCTTTGTTTCTAAGTTCTTCTTGGGTTATGCCTAAAGCCTGAAAAGCCTTTAATTGTTCCTGAGAACCGCTACCGGCCTCTGAAATTGCTCGATTAAGTTTGATTAAACCCGTGGTAAGTGTTTCGGTATTGGAGCCGTTTAACTTAGCCGCATTGCCTAGCGCGGATAATTGCTCAACCGTGAAACCTGTTTGCATTGCAACATCATTCAACCTGTCTGCAAGGTCGATGGTGCTTTTCATAAACGAAACAATACCCGCAACTGAGAATGCCGCCGCAAGAGGCGCGGCAATGCCTCTTAGCGCACCCTGAAGACCATTGATGTTATTCTGAACAGAACGAAAAGCCGCCGAGGTTGCATCAACGGCGGTTATTCTGATTTGTGTTCCGTCTGCCATCGCTCACCTTGAAATATGCAAACCACTCATTTAACTCTGACAGAGGAATATCTTCTATTTCCTCTATCGTTTTACCTAGCCTGTCTGCCAAAGAAATGAGGTTAAACCTTAACGGACAGGATATTAGTTTTTTTCGTGTTCTTCGGTCGTGGTGATACCCGCAAACATCTCAGCCGCAACGCGAGAAACAACAGTAATCTGCTCCCGCATCAAGAATGGTTTATCTTCAACCGTGAACAATTTCTCACCTTCTTTGTCCTCGGCCTTTTGGATGATTAAATCAACCATCGCCGCAATGCTCATGTTTTGCAAAAAGTCCTTATGCTTGCGCTGTAACTTATCAACATCAGCACAGGTCAACGGACTAACCCACATTTGCAAAGCAGAATCATCGCCCCATTCTGCAACCTCAATGACTCTTCGTGCGGCCTGACGCTTTGCCGCAATGCGCTCACCGAGTCCCATTAGACAGTAGACTCACTCAGCGCGCCTGTACCTTGTAGCGTGAATGAAGCCTCGACCATTCCATCGAAAGTTGCGTTCACGGTTTTTCCCGTTACGATTGCGCTCCCGGTGTAATAAATGTCGCCTGTTGTAGCACCCTCTGGGTAGACATTCAGGGTAACAGTTGCGCCAACATCGAATGAACCCTGACCTTGGGTGTCAGTTTCATCCCAAAAGCATTCAACCGAAGCCGTGAAGGTCTTTAGACCTGCTTTGTAGGTGCGCGAAGAATCGCCCATGCTTGAATCTTCAATGGTGTCACCCGTTTCCGAGATGGTATAAGAACGGATTTCGGCAACCGCATTTGCGCCGCTTTTAACCGTTCCTTCACTTCCTGTATGTGTAGCCATAAAAACCTCCTAAAATAAAGTTAAATTTTACAATCAAATAGCAACTTCAAGGTCATTTTCTCGACATTGATAAGTGACTGCCACCGTGATTCTTGCGATTCCAGTAGGTTTTTCCCCATCGCCAGAAAATTCGGTTTCGATGGATGTGACTTTTGTTTCTTTTGCTTTCCCGCCTCGAGTCACATCTGCATCTAAAGCCTCTTCAACCTCGAGGCAGATTTGGTCTAGGGTATCATCCAACCCGCTAATCGCAAGAGCATATGCCTCGACTGTGACCTCTAATATACGGGTCTGAACCCGTGGCCTATTTAGGGTTGAGAATTCTATTTCTTCGGTATTTGTATATACACAAAGTCCCGGCATCTTGTCTGAGGCCAAAGGATAAACCCGAGAGGCATAAACCCGAGTCGAGGTTGTTGCCAACCCCGTGACGGTCGTGATTATGTTGTCCCGAATCTGTTTCCTCAGATGGCTCATTGTTTCTCAAGAATGAGTTCGGTCATTCCTGTCCCATCTGGTTTAACAACCTTGACCTTATAAGTCACCGCCGAAATGACCAAAGTTGAGTTTTCAACCGCCGTAGAAACATCCGCAGTCCTGCAAAGGAAACGCGGTTGCAAAAGAGCATAGCCAACATTGCCGCCCGTATCGACTTCAATATAGTCATTATCAAATACTCCATTAACAGTTGATGATTGACCGCCAGTTGTCGCGGTAAATGTAGCCGCAACCCCAAAGTCATTTATCCCAACAAAAATTGCGCGCTCAGTTGCCGTTTCGACTGCCATATCAAGCCTTTGTGAATATCACATCACGATGGATTCTGTTGGCAACTTTATACCCCAAATCCGCGAGTAAATCTATCGTTTCTTGGTCTTCAACCCCATATCGCTTGCCGAGTCCCTTTAACTCCAAGCAGATGACAGGAAAGGATTTCTTGATTGTTTCTATCGCACCTTCAATCGCAAAATGTTCGAATCCTTCGACATCTAACTGAAGCAGGTCGCAGTCCTGAATATCGAGGTCGTCAATAGGAATGATGTCAAACTCATTGCCCTCTTTGACTTGGTGCGCGCCGATATTCTCAGGGTCGATATGGTCGATTGCGCCTGTGCCACTTTGTAGCCCAAAGGCAACATTGCGAATCATTATGGTTGCGTAGTTTCGAGTGTTAATCTCCAAGGCCGCAAAGTTTGCCTCGTCAGGTTCAGCCGTATAGACCCGTTGAAACCTCTTGGACAATGCAATAGGCCAAATCCCGATATTGCCTCCAGCCTGAATTACAGTTCTAAACTGTTTACAGTATGAGGCAATCGTTGGGATGTCATTTACTTCGCGAAGGATTATTTGTTGGGCAACGGAATCGCGGATTGGAATCATCCATCCGCTTCGGTTTTCAAGTTGGATAGGCAATTTGCTTTTGCTCCCAAGGTCTAGGTTTGCCGTGAAAAATCACTATTTTATCTTCAGGCCGCACCCCATGAACGGATATATTCGCCTTGTAGGAAACAATCCCATCTGTGATGTCTTGCCAAAATGTCGCCATGTGTAACTTGTCGTAAAACATCTTCTCTAGGAAAGTTTGGTCGCCACCCTCGCAATAGTCCGGGGTAGCCAAGAATGAATCAAAAACAAAGTTTAATGGTTTCTCCCAATACATCATCGAGGATTGCATGGCGTGAGGATTCGACCAGCCTCTGTAAACATCTCGCAGAATCACGAAGTCCTTGCCTTTAGCGGCCTCCACGATTGAGGAACAGTCTTTAAGCAAAACGGTATCAAGGTCAAAAAATAAGACAGGCGGTTTAAGTTTGAATAACTCAATCTTTGACCACCACCCCTGCCAGTTGTGAAACAGAGGGATTGTTGGGCAATGCATCTGCTCTAAGTCGGTCAAACAAACAAACTCATGCGGGGGTAAGAAGTCCTCGCACATATCGCGAAGATTGTAAACATGACGGGGAAGATACTCCCCGCCAGACTTTAAGACGCAACAAACGGTGATTTTTTCCATGTCCGTTTGGATAACTTTGGTTGAGGCGAATCCTCTAACGCAACCGAACGATTTTCTACCGAAGCCTTTTGAGCATAAGGAACGGCCTTGCCGCGTGACATCAACCAATCGGCATCTGAATCTTTGACATCAATGACATCGCCGCAGTCACGATGCTCGCCATCCCAATGTACGGGGTTTGTGATTTCAACTTTCATTGGTGTAACTCCTTTAGTCTGCCTGAAACAAAAAACACTCTATCAGGATTTTGCAATGTTAACAAGAATTGTTTCCATCTGGTCAAGTCATCTCTAGCGGATATGTGCTTTGGCTCAAATGGTTCCGATTGACTTGCTTGCCACCAATATTCCCGACCATCTCTATTTTGATATTGGTCGATTCCGCAGACATAGATTGTTTCAAACCCCATTTGGTCGGCAACCCAAACTGCTTTTGCCCCAGAGAAACCTATCGCGGGAGCCTCGCCACAATGGATAAAGTCTTTGCGGTCGCGCCATTTGTTTAGATTGGAAACCTTATAGCACCCGTCTATATCCTCAATATATTTCCACATCTCTCTATCTGAGAAAACAATATAGTCAAGAGGAAGGATAACGGCGTGTTGGTTAACGCCTATCAAGACATCCACCTGCGGAATGCTTCTTAGGTCTTTAGGTAGAGAAACGCCACCTCCAAGAATCGCGCAAGTCTGACCTTTATGGAAATCTTTGAATTGAGATAAAAATTTCATAATAAAAAAGGGCGACCTTGTGAGCCGCCCCTTTATTCAATCGCCCTAGATTAGGCGGTTGTTACATCTTTGATTGCCGCAAACGACTCGGCATGACGCAACTTGATGTCGATGTCTTGGAACATCGCAATGCGGGTTGCGCCTGTGCTGGAGCCAGTATAGGGGTCAACCAAAATGTCAAGACCGCCCCACATACCAATCATCAACTCATTGAAGTTACCGAAGATAACTGCCGAGCAAACACCCGAAGAGGTTCCTTTGGTGAGGTCGCTTGGAACAGTTGTCGTGGAAACAACATTGTAGCCAAGAACATTGTTGCTATCGTTCAGGATGAAGTTGCCCTCAACGCCTGAAGATTGGCGCGCAGTCTTACGCATTGCAGAAACAACCTTCGGGTTGGTCAAGAACGACAGACTTCCCGTTAATGCGTTGTCGATTGCAACTTCGCGCTCGAGGTCAACCAATTTTGCGTAGGTGATTGCGCCGCCGTTTGTACCCATAGCAACCGAACCAATTCCATTCGTGCCGAGGATACCTGTTGGCTCATTTGCACCGCCGCCTTCGATAGCCACATCGTCAATCTTGACTGCAAACTGACGGGTGATGTCGTCACGCAACAGTTGGTCAACAGAGGGGTCGCTCTGCATCATCAACTTGCGGGAAATATCCACATAGCCAGCCAAAGTCTTTGGCGACATAGTGATTTGACGGAAAGAAGGCGCGCCTTCGGTCGGTGCGTTGTTCTCAGCAACAAACGCAACGGCAGTCGTAGCATTCATAGCGGGGATTGCAACATCACCTTTCAGGCCAGAAATCATTCTTGCGCCCATGCCCATAACAACAACATTTGCGCGCAATGCGTCAACAAACTCAGAACCGAGCCACTCTTCGGGAACTAAGTTCGAGCCATTTGCGGGGGAAGTTGTCAGAATGTCGCGCTTGAAGATGTCCGTGGGAACATAAAAACCGCGTGGG